GGCCATGATGCTTGCTTCTGAACCCTGATTGCCTTGGGCAATCGGCGCTCAGTCACAGCCATGTCCAGCATCATGGTATGCAGCTCGTTAATGTCCATGACGGTTCCTTTCCAAGTGCCGCTCTGCCTCAATCACCCAGTCCAAAACTTGTGTGTGATCCATCTTTGAGATTGCTTTGAGTGTGTCTGTGAATCTGTCGGCTGACATTGTTGGCCGTAACTGCCGCAATGCCCGGTCTTTCCTAAAAAGAAGCGGATCATTTTTTGCTTTGGAAACGGCTGCAACATAGTTCTGGTTTGTCTTCTTGGTGATCGTATTCAACATAGAGCGTATTTCATTTGATCTGTCCTGTTGACATGGTTGATCTGATGAATTACTGCTTTCAGTATAATCGAGCGAAGCGAGTTGAGGATTATCCTGTTTGGTTAAATCAATAAATTGGTTCGGCTGATCCTTAAAAGGCTTATCCATTAAAGGCTTATCCTTAACAGGATTATCCTTATGCAAATTTACCAATTTAAAATTCTTAAAGCTCATTCCGATTCGCTTTCCAATGCCGCTGCTAAAAAGCTGTAATTGGCGCCATCCACCGCATGATCCTTGTCATACCCGGCGTTCCATCTTGCTAGCTTCATCTCTACAAGCATTCTGGCTGTCTGAGCTGGCGTGACCTCAACGCCCACCACCAGTGACCACCTTATGGCCAGCTCCTTGTATAGCGGCTGATAATCGCCCAGCTTCTTTGCACGGTCTTTCATTGTCTGTGCGGCTTCTATCGCTAGATCTTGTGGTGCGCTCATGTAATATTCTCCAACATTTGTTGTTTGAGCATGTCAGCTCCCCGGTTCCCAAGATCACCCATGTTCCCTGATCCATGCGGTGTTCCTGATTGCAGACAACGCAATGTTCTGTCGCGCTGCGCCCCATTGCGAACTGCCGTTTCTTTTTCTTCATTAATCCAAATCTCCATCACTTTGTCGGCCAGCGCTGACCGCAAATAATCCCATGTCAAAACGCCGGGGCTTCCTTTGAGGTATTCCGGCAATGACTGGTGGGTTTCATCAACCTCAAGCTGGTTGTCTGTCGATAATCGCCGCACAGGGATGCTGTAAGCCTCTGCAATGGCAAATGGCCCCAATCCTAGCTGCAACAGCCTCGACAGCTCCCTGTCGGCTTCTATGAGCGCTTTTTCAATCACGGTTGGGGATCCTTCCATCGTAAATCATTGCTTCCAGCTCTTCATCAGTCAGGTTTTCTGACGCAAATGACGGCTCAAGATCCTCTTTGTGAAGCAGCTCAGCCGGTCTGACTGCCGGTTTTGTCGTGAGCTTTTGCCGATACTCAGTCTTCACCTTGAGCTTTGGCAGCGGCCCCTTCTTCAATGGCATTGGAATGAACAGCTCTTCACTGGTGGAAAATCGATAGCCGCAAGCAATACAAGCCCTGCGCCGCCGGATCGTGTTGTTGTCGTGGAGCCTACTGTCTTTGACAATTGTGTCTTTGGAGCATTTGATACACTGCAATTTCTTCATCCTCTGTCAGTTGTCGATGGCCGCTGTAGTCACATTCCCAGCAACCAAGGGCTAAGCACTCTTGGCATTCCTTCATGTATTCCACGCCGATTTCGGGATATCTGATGACCGGGATAATGATGTGCAGTAGATTATCCACCAGCGGCCTCGCAGATCTGCTTCACAAGATTGGCCTGACCTGTCTGACGCAGCTTGATCAAAGGCGATAGAAACAGCTCAACCTCTTGCAGCCTCTTGGCCACAACAAGGTGTGAGCCAGCCAAGCGCAGCTCTTCATGCATCTGCCTTTGATTGTCGGACACCTTGCCGCCCTTCGGGCGTTTTAGCTCAATGAAGATCGGCAAGCGCTTTACATTGTCGAGCCACCCGGCATCATCAATGAACAGCTCAAGGTCAGGCCAGCCCCACTTTGTGCCAAGCTTTTTCAAGCGCCGCTTGTAGCTGATGTGCCGGGTGCCTTCATTTGGTGAATGATGCAAGACGCTATTGACCGGCAGTGACGCTTCAAGCCACTGAACCACATAGTCTTGAAGCTGATCCTCAGTCATACAAACCAACGCCATAAAAGCTGGTTGGCTGCACGGCGCCATCAGTCACATTCACGATTCGCATCATAAATTTGCGGTTGGGGATCTTTGCGTCCTTGTGACTGCTTGGTAGACACCAGCGCCGGGCAACCGCCGCATGTGAAGCGCCGGTAACCCGCGCTAACGCTGAATAACTAAGCCCTTTGCTTTGCCTATATTGATCAAGTGTCATACCTGTCCTCGCTATATATTTAATAGCATAAGTATCAGGCTTGACATGTGATGACAAGATAATTAGGTATAGACAATCAGGTTTGACACAATGTGACAAAGGGAGTTACGTTATGCACATGGCTAATAACTTAGATGAAATGATCGGCCTCACTGGGATGTCAAAAAAGGATGTCGCTGAACTCAAGGGCGTTACGCCAGAGACAGTCTCGCGCCACATCCATTCCAAAATTAGCATGACACTGCAAGATGTAGACGATTATGCGCGCATTCTTAAATGCCAGCCGCATGAGATTGCCTATAACAGCCCACCCATCCCAATCTTAGGTGTCTGGCATACTGACCCGGCTACTCAAAACTGTAAGCTCATTAATCGTTTCCAAAACGACAAGACCTATTTCAAAAAAGGTGTTCATGTCCATGGAAATTATAATGAAGATTGGGCATGCATATACTGGAACTTAGAGATGAATGTGCGTAGTCCTTATCGTAAATATCACAATGCGTTGACGATGATTAAAATAGAATCTGTAGCTGGCAATAAAATTGATCAAAATGCGTTAATGAACGAATGTTATGTGATGACGAAGGCCGGGGTTATGCTGTCTGGCGTGTTGTGGCCGCAACACCACAACGAGTTTTACACGCTGACAGATGTTGTGGGGGTGCCAGAAGAAAACAGAATACTAACCGATCTGGATATCCAATGGGCAGCGCCGATTGCTTGGCTCCTTATACAGCGCCGCCTAGAAACCGTTGTCATGGTTGATTACGAATCGCCGTTTATCGCAAAGCATTATGAAAAGTTAGTCCAACCACAGTCAAAAAAACGCAAACAACAATACGAAAAAATTTATCAGGTAACCATGAATGAACCTATCACTAGCAGCAAAACAGAAGGCTTAAAAATCGTAGATTAATACGCTCTAAGCATAACGCTTGACACTCAGTGTCATGACCTGATAGAACCGTTCTCAACTTTGGGAGCGGTTCTTTGTCATTTAAAAACTTTTCTAAGCCACAGAAACAAGACTTTGTCAGGCAATCAGCCCGGCATTCGTATTACCACCACAGTCAGCCAAACAAGCCTGACGGCTTTACGTTCTTTGACAAAGCTATTGTCAGACCAGAGCTGGCAAATGCCAAGGCAGTCATCGCTGGTGAGGCCAAGGGCGACAAGGCTGAAGCACAACGCATCTTAGATATGCATGGCGTTTACAAGGACAGCCGGGGCAAGACACAGTCAGGCGATAAGCCGCCATTGATCTCTGGCAGGGCTGTTGAGAACTATTGCACTGATGTGGCTGTTAATGATCTAAGCCCGACTGATGCCTTTAAAAACGCCATCAATGAGCTTCAAGGCTTCCATAGCGCTGAGTGGCGTGACGCTGACAAAGACAAGCGTGAGCTGGAACACAAGACCACAGTGCGCTATGCCGCTGATGGTTCTGTTCCCAAAAAGGATATCATACCAACCCACCATGAGTTTGAGCTGGTTTGCAGCAATGCATTAGATGGCTTGCGCGAGGCATTTGCTGGTGCGAACCGCATCACCGGGCAGAAAGAGCTGACCGGCAAGTTTGACGATGTGCAGCTACCCTATAAAGGTTACGGCGATTTCCAAGAAGGCGGCGTTGAGCTGAAAACCAAATGGGATCGGGGCGCTGGCACCGCCAAGCCATCAGCCGGGAGCCTTCCAAGAGAAATACCATTCAACAATTTGATGCAGATTGCTGGCTATTGGCACATCACCGATATCTGGCCGCAAATCGTCTACGCCAACAGGCTTGGCTATCGCGTCTTTAAACCAACGCTAGATCAGCTTCATGCCGGGGTTGCCGCCATCAGGGAAGCGTGTGTGCGGCGTGAACGCCTACTCGCTGCCGCCAACACCACCGAAGAGCTGTTGCAGCTGCGGTGGAAGCCAGTCCTGATCTTCTGTTTGCAAGCGCAGCTCGCCAACGTTCACGATGTCATCGTC